CACGACTTTTTGGGGAAAATGGCCCATACGCGTACGCGAGGGGCACGGGGAAAAACAGGAGATTATAGGGAAATATGGGAAACAGCCTGAAACCGTACAGAAAAACGAAGAAAGATGCAAGGATGCTCAACAAGACAGCCCAGAAGCTGATAGACCTGGCAAAGGCCGGCGGCTGCGAGCAGAACTACTTCTTCCAGACAACCTTCGAGCGATACCAGGAACAGCTCAGGATCATGGAACGGCTTCAGGAAATCATAGACTCAACAGAAGACCTGATGGTCGATAACGCAAGAGGTACAGGCCTGGTACCGCATCCTGCGATCAGTGAATACAACAAGACAGCCACTGCCGCAAACCAGACGGCCCAGACCCTTATCAAGGTGATACTTACCTTCAGCGATGGGCAGGTGATGAACAGTGGCAACGAAGAAGAAGACCTCGACCTTTGAGATAGACAAGCACGTTGATCTGTTCATGGATCTGGTGGAGAAAGGCGCCATCCAGACCAGCAAGGAAGTGAAAGCCCTGATCAACCACGTGAAGTGGTGTTTCGAGAACGAAGACATCTACGTTGACCATGAGCTGGCAGAGAAATACATGGGACTGGCCAAGTACTTCCCCTACGATCAGGTATTCCCGTGGCAGATGTTTGTGATAACGCTGCATGACTGCACTTTTGACAAGAACACAAAGATGCCCCGCTGGCCGGATCTGTTCTGCATGCTGGGACGTGGAGCGGGCAAGGATGGAACGATAGCACTTGAGAGCGTCGCCCTGGCATCCCCCTACAACGGCATCCGTGGATATGACGTGGATATATGCGCCAACAACGAAGAGCAGGCGCTCCGCCCGGTACTGGATATCGTGGATGCGTTCGACTCTGCCGGTGCCGCAGAGAAGAAGAAACTCAAGAAGTACTTCCACTGGCTGAAGGAAAGCATTGAGTGCCTGAACACTAAGGCAATGATCCGCGGCAGGACCAACAACCCGAAAGGGAAGGACGGTATGCGTTCCGGCATCGTGGTCTTTAACGAGATACATCAGTACGAGAATTACAACAACATCAACGTGTTCACCACAGGCTTAGGCAAGCACCCGCACCCCCGCCGATCATACTTCACCACCAATGGTGATGTGAGAGAAGGCCCGCTGGATGACCTGCTTGAAACAAGTGAGGGAATCCTCTTTGGTGGGGATCCAGACAATGGTCTTCTACCGTTCATCTGCAGGCTGGACAGCAAAGACGAAGTTGACAACCCCGATATGTGGGAAAAGGCGAACCCTTCGCTTCCTTACCTCCCGGCGCTCCGCATGGAGACAGAGAAAGAATACAGGGAGTGGAAGAAGAGCCCCGCCAGACTCCCAGCGTTCATGACCAAAAGGATGAACGTGCCGGACGGATCCGGTGAGATTAAAGTGACGGACTATGAAAACATCAAAGCGACCAAAGAGGAGCTGCCGGACTTAAGCGGCTGGAACTGTGTAGCCGGCATCGACTTCTCGAAGACCACTGACTGGGTAAGCGTGTGCCTGCACTTCAAGCAGGGCGACAAGCGGTATGACATATCAAAGTCGTGGATGTGTGCAGAGAGCAAGGACATCCCCCGCCTCAGATGCCCCTGGGAAGAATGGGCGCGGAACGGACGGCTCACTGTTGTGGATGATGTGGAAGTCCATCCGAGCATCATAACCGACTACCTGTACACCATGCGGCAGCAGTACCGCATACAGGCGGTGGCGATAGATGATTTCCGCTACGCACTTTTAGCGAAGGCGCTGAACGAGATCGGATATGACCCGAAGGACAAGAAGAACCTGAAGCTGGTCAGACCTTCCGACATCATGAAGGCGGCGCCGGTCATTGACAGCTGCTTCGTCAACCACTACTTCGCATGGGGCGATGCCCCGGAACTTAGGTGGGCGACGAACAACACCAAGCTCATCCGCTATGGCAGGAAGTACGGCTCGGCAGCAGATGCAGACATTGGCAATTATGTGTACGGCAAGATCGAAGCAAAGAGCCGCAAGACAGACCCCTTCATGGCGCTGGTTGCGGCGATGACGATAGAGGACAGGATCATAGAACGACGGGAAGGCAAGCGCAGGCGGCTGCCTGTTATGACATACGGTACATGATATGGGATTCAATATTTTCAAATGGCTGACCAGGAAAACCGAAGACGAGCAGACCCAGACCGGCACACGCGTACCGGTTAAGGACTTCGTGGACAATGACAGCTCCGCAGATCTGCCCGGCGTTGAGTTCTACCTTCAGCGCATGGCTTTCTGGACCATAGTCCGGAAGATAGGCGCGGCAGTGGCGTCCGTTGAGTGGGAAACCTACAGACGCGGCATCAGCGTCAAGGCTAAGGAGTACTGGAGCTGGAACTTTGAGCCCAACCCGAACCAGAGCGCAGAAGAGTTCTTCAAGAAGCTCATCGGCGAGTTGTTCTTGAATGGTGAAGCTCTGGTGGTGGAGACAGGAAGCGGATACAGGTACGTGGCTGACAACTTCAGCGTCGTGCAGAAACTGAGCGGTGATGAATACCAGAACGTCATCGTATATGGCCAGAACATCAACCGCAATTTCAGCGCAAAAGAAGTGCTGCACTTCACTTATGACGGCGTGGGCCTTAAGCAGGTGATGGCATCCATCACCGGAGCACAGGGCAGGCTTATCAAGAGCGCATCAAGCGCATACATCCGCAACCAGGGCACCCGCGGAGTGCTCCGTATCGATGAACTAGCAGAGGCTGATACGGACTTTGACGAGACCTACGACGATCTGGTCAACGACAAATTCAAGAAGTACTTCACCGCAGAGAACGCAGTGCTGCCGCTTTTCAAGGGTTATGAGTTTGACACCCAGGAGAGCACCGGCGGCTCGACCAAGAGCAGCCTGTCCGGTACCCGCGACATCCGCAGCATGTACGACGACATCATAGATCTGACAGCCCAGGCTATGGGCGTACCGGCATCCATTGTGAACAGCAAGAAAGTGGAGAAGGACGACTTCAGCCATTTCCTTACCGCGACCATAATGCCGCTGGTCAAGATGATAGCAGAAGAGATCAACCGCAAGATGTTCGGCTCTGGCTTAGTGTATGCCGGCACGTACGTAAGCCCGAACTATTCAAACATCAAGTACACCGACCTGTTTGATATTGCAGATCCTATAGACAAGCTGATAGGCTCCGGCACCTTCTCGATCAATGATATCCGTCAGCGCTTAGGCTTTGACACTATCGAAGAGGACTGGGCAAAGCAGCACTGGATGACTAAGAACTACTCACCCGCTCCTGAACTTCTGGCGGGTTTGGAGAATCCTGAAGGAAAGGAGGATACGGAAAATGAGTAAGAAAATGCCTTACTTCACCATGAAGAAGACAGACAACAATGTGGACATCCTCATATTCGGCGACATCACGCCCTGGAAGTGGGATGACTCAGACACTTCATCATACAGCCTTGCTGATGAGATCAGGAAGCTCCCGGAAGATGCGAACATCACGGTGCACATCAATTCAAACGGCGGCGACCTTAAGGAAGGCTTAGGCATATACAACGTGCTCAAAGGCAGAAACGTGACCACGGTTTGCGAAGGTTTCGCGGCGTCATCGGCCAGCGTGATATTCTGCGCGGGCACCAGGCGCGTCATGAACGCGGCTTCGCTGCTGTTCATCCATAACGCCTCGATGTTCTCATGGGGCACTGCAGATGAACTGGAAAAGGCAGCAGATGACCTCAGGATCATCACCGATGCGGCTAAGGCTGCATATCGTGAGGCAGGCGTCAATGTGTCTGATGTGGAGCTTAATCGCATGATGGATGAGGAGACCTGGATCACTCCGCAGGACGCAGTGAACTGGGGATTTGCTACGGAAGTGGCAGACGCAGAGGATGACGGCATCAAGAATGACGCCATGAACAGCATCATGAAAGCTGTGACTTGCACCGGCGCAAAAGAACCGGAAGGCGACAATATCCAGAAGATAGTTGACGCCGTATGCGATGCACTGCAGAAGTGGATGCCTGCACCCACAGACCAGGCAGATCCGGAGCCCCAAAAGGCACCGGAAGATAACGCCACCACTCCCACGCCGGAACCGGCGCAGGTGGAAAATAAGGGGTTCTTCGGTTTTTCGAAGGACTGAACACTCAACAATAGCCGGTAAATACGGCGAGAAGGAGGTAAGAGTAATGAAGAACAAAGATGCTCAGAACATCACCAAGCTCGAGATCACGCAGAGCATAAGCAATGCAGTGAAAGAGGGCAACATTGAGGCATTCGAGTCCGGTATTCAGGCTATGTTCCAGAATATCAGCGACGAGATCCTCGAAAGCGCTGAGAGCCTTAAGGGCACTGCAGACGCTGCAATACTGGCACAGCGTGGCATTCGTCAGCTGACCAGTGAAGAGAAGGCGTTCTACGACAAGTTCATCGAGACAGCCATAGCCGCAGGCGATGGCAACGCTATGATGAGTCTGTCCAATGTAGACAAGACCTTCCCTCTCACCATTATCCAGCAGGTAATGGAAGACATGAAGCAGAGCCATCCCCTGCTTGCAGCTATTGATACTGCAAGCGTAACAGGAGCAACCAAGCTTCTGCTCAACACCGACGCAGGCGACAATGCTACATGGTCAGCGCTTGAAGCAGCTAT